TTGTTCTTGAGCTTGTTTAACTGCAGTTTTTGTTGCAGTTATTTTTTCGTTTAGTTCATCAAGTGTTTGTTGTAAATCTAACTTGTCTAGTGAACTTTCACTTAATGACTTATCAATTAATCTGTGATATTTTTCCCAGTCTGCTTGTGCTTTGTCTGCTGTTTCCCACAGGGTTTTTTGAGCAGCTAACTGTTCTAACAATTTGGTTAGTTCAGTTATTTTTTCATTGTGCGTTTTAATAACCAACTGCTTTTCTGTTACTAATTCACCAACTTTTGCGTCATTGATCTCACTCAAACAAGTTGGACAAGTACCTGACAATGCTTTCATTTTTTTAATAAAAGTTTCAGCATCTGACACTTCTTTTTTAAACACAGCCAGTTTACTGCAAACATCATTGGTTTCTGTTTCTGCTGGTTTTTCTGGTAGTGGTACTAATTCAATGTCACTTTGTAGCTTTTTGTATAAATTATTTTGAGCAATTTTTTTGTTAGTGGTTTCCAATGTAGACAATTGAGTTTCTAAAGTTGCGGCAGTTTGAACTAACTGTTCGTCTAATGTGGGTTCTGTTACACGGGTTTTTTGTGTTAAGTTGGTTTTTGAATACTTTTCTAACCAACTATTAACTGTGTTGACCTTTGCTTCTGCAACCGCAACGTCTTTTGATAACCCACTAGTTAATTCTTTAAACAGTTCACTAGCACGATTATAAATTTCTAAATCAAAAAATTCCATTAAAAACTTTTTGCGTACAGTATCAGTTGCAGTTAAAAACTCTAAACTGCTTGCATGACTTTGATAAACAATTTGTGCAAATGTTTTGTGATCAATGCCTAGGGTTTCTTCAATGGTTTTGTAAGTTTGTGTTGCGGTGTGTGAACTAACGTCTTCATTATTTTTATACAGCTTAACTGTTTGAGTATTTCCACGAACTGTTTTAATTGTGTAGTCTGCACCGTCTTTTGAAAAGTCTAACTCAATTGAGTAACTTTTATCTTTTGTATAACGATTTAAAATATCAGACTTTTTAATGTTTTTTGAGTTTTTGTTGTAAAGTACTTCTTCTAGAATTAATGCAATGCTGCTTTTACCGTGACCGTTTTTACCAACCAACTGAGTAATATGATCTTGATCAAATCTTATTCGATTATTTTGACCATAAGAAAATGCATTGCTCCAACGCAATTCCTTAAAAATAATCATTACTATATAGTTCCTTGATAGTTTCTTCTAATCCACCTATGTGTTTGCCATTAATAAATACTTGTGGAACAGTACGTGCTGATGGTAGTCGGTTAAAAAAGTCTGTTTTAGCTTCTGCACTTTTGTCAATCTCGTAGGTTTTATAAATCAAGTTACGTGCATTAAATAATTGTTTTACTTGATTGCATGCCTGACAGCGATTTTGTGTAAAAATTTCAATCACGAAGTTTGTTTTCATAAGCGTTAAATTCCTGTAATACTTTATCTATTGTTTCAGCAGGCAGTTCTAATATGTAAGATAAGTACTCGCGTACTTCTTCTGCAAGTGTCATTTCTTGATTTAAGATTAATGCAGTATCACTACTGCGTTTTACAACACGTTTGTCGACTAGTTCGCTATCTGCAACCTGTGATAGTTCTAACAAATCGCCTTCGATTTCATAGATTGTGTGATGGTAGTCGGTAGCTGGAGTAGGTTCGCCAGCTAATACCGTTTGCCGAATAAGCTGCGGTAGGTTGAACTTGTGCCAAACATGAGTTTGTGCGTTAACATCAAACTCAATACACCCGGTATCAACCAAGTTACGGTGAAAGCTAGTAGTGGCAGGACTACCAGGATATAAAATATTAGCTTGACAATTTTCATAACTATGCAAGTCTCCTGCTAATACCACGTCCCACTGCTTAAACCGTTCTATGGGCACTTCAGGTTTTACGTGTGGAGGAATTTCTCCACGTACGTGTGTCATTAACACTTTGCCTGAAAAATTATTAAAGTCCGCAGTTTTTAAGCAATTGTATGGAATAATGTCTATTAATCCATCACAAATGGTTTCGCAACTGTCCACAATTCGTACTAGTGGGTTTAGTCGAGTTGTTACCGTTTTTAAGTTTGACAAAAATGTTGTGTCTTTTTTCAACATTTCATGATTGCCACTGTAAATAATAGTAGGAATTACACAAGTGCCAACAAACTCAAAGTAGGTTTCTAATTCCTGCATATTAGGCAGCTTGTCAAAAACATCGCCGCCTACTACTAATAGTTCACAACCGGATTGTAGAGCTGTTAATTGCTGCCACAACATTTTATAACGATTTAATGCCCAAGGTATGGGCACATTTTTTTGGCCCAGTTTAATGTGTACGTCAGCTGTAAATAGTATTTTCATAATGTACAAGGCAATAAAGCCCTGCATAGTAAAGCACTAGCAGGGCTTTGGATTACTCGAGTTCTTTTACTGCTTCGCGTTCTGCTTCGTCAGTTTCGTCGTCTGATGCTGTTGTTATTTTTTCCAACAGTGCACGAACTTCGTCAGGTGTTGGACGCACAAACTTTTCATCAATAGACTTTGCACTTTCAGCAAGTTCGCGTTCTTCTTTTGACAGCTTGCGAGTTTTGCAGCGAAGTACTTGCAGTTGATACTCAACGTTGAAGGGCAGGGGGCCGGTCTTAATCCTTTTAAACACAACGTCCCAGCCAGTATCGTAGTCAGTGGGATCGCCCAAATCTTCAGCGGCTGTTAAAATTTGTTCAAACAGCTTCTTTTTAAGATTAAGTGCCACAACTTTCTGCGATTTAGGGTCAATGCAGTTTACCGAGTAACTCCAGCTGCATTTTGAATCAGGAAAAAATTCAGGAACGTGATCAACTTCAAGATTGTCAAACTTTTCTTTTTCGCGACTAAATGCTAAGCACTCAATAGGAATATCCTTATTGTTGCTGCCTTTAAGCCAGTAAACATATCGAGGAAGAACGCCACCAACAAGGCGAACAGTGTTCTCTCCATCTTTGTACTCGTAAGATTCAACTTTGTTTGACTGAGCTTTACCTTTGGTTTGTTTGAACGAAAGTGCCATTTTTAGCTTTCCTCGTATTTAAAATAAATTTTGTTGTCTGTGATGGATATTAAAGGATTTGATTTAATCAGCTTAATATTAAGATCTGGTAGAAACGACAAATCTAAAAATTTAACGCCATATAGTTTATATAAAGTATAGTCTCGTTTTGCGGCTAATTTTAGATATTGTGATCTATAGATAATATCAGTAGTTGTATCATTAAAAAACTCAACTGGATTTAGTAAAAAACTATTTCCAGCTAATGACTTTGTTAATGGCTTATATTTATCTCGGGAACTTTTTGGATATCGTTCTTTATTAAACCATTTTTGTAATGCAATTACTAAATAAACTGGATCACCGCGGGTTTCTTTTTCTAAAACTTCAATGTTAAAGAATAGAGTCATTTCTTAACCCTAACGTATATTATATCAAAAATGATTGATATGTGCAAGTCAAAATTTTAAACGGTTACTACCTGCCAGCCTTTACGCAAGTAAAGCCCAAGCCTATCATTATTTTGCTTTTTGTCTGCCCAACCAGCAAATTGCATATCAATAACTTCAGGAGGAGTTTTTTTACCGGGATGTTGACGTTGAATACGACCTACAATTTGTTCTAAAAGTGAGTCATTACTCATTGGTATGGCAAGAATAACCGAGCTGAGTATGTTAATTGACAATCCTTCTGAAAAAATTTGTCTGCTTCCAGCAACACACATTTTTGTTTTGTTGAGGAGTTGTTCTTTTGCAAGCTGCCTGTCTTCAAGACTGGTTTCGCCAGTAACCAACACACACGTTTCTCCAACATATTCTGCAACCTGTTTTAAAAATTCTACTCTGTCTGCAATAACAAGAACGCTGTGACCATTAGAAACTTGTGCTAATGCTGCAGCTGCTATAAATTTTATGTAATTTTGAGTTTGTGTTAGTTCGTTTATTTTTTCAACCCAAGTTGCATTGGGTTTTAGGGTAACACCAGTTTTTACAATTTTAATAAGGGGTGTTAGTGTATCACTTTGTGGTGGTTGGTAAATGTCATAACCAAAATAATCAGGAAACAGTTTGTGTTTTCCGTCTTTTCGAATCATTGTACCACTAAGAGCTATTCTGTAGCGTGCGTAACTTGAATCAATAAAATCTGTAAAAGTTGTAGCAGGTGCATGATGCGCTTCGTCTAATATGATTGTGCCAAATTCTTTTGCTAACACATTTTTGTGTTTTGCGAGTGTTTGAATGTTGCCAACCACAATAAAATGATCTTCAATATCAAAAACACCACCACCAATAATGCCTGGTGTTATTTTGTAAAGTGTTTCTATTTCTTCTTTCCATTGATCACGAAGTGCAACAGTATGTGTTATTACAAGTGTTTTTTGAGCAAATTTACGAGCCAAATGAAGTGCTGTAAAAGTTTTACCCCAACCTACTAAAGCATTAATAAAGCAAGTATCTTTAACCGCATCATAAACAATTTGTTGTGCACTTCGCAAATCGAATTGTGGAGTTGGAAAGGGCACTTCTATTTGGATTCGTTTATCTACTACTTCATAGTTGTCTGGAATTAAATCTGTGCGTGCTTGTGGAATAGAAATTATGCCATTTGGTAAAATTTTATAGGTTTTAACAGTTTCTGTTGTAACAATATGGTTTTTACCAATATTTTTATTAAA